CGTTCGCTGTCCTGGTAACCGGCACGCTAGGTAACCGACTCGCTAGATATATGTGAGGGGGTTAGCGTCCCGCGCACGAACTAAAAGATCCGGCGGACCGAGGACGCCGACCCCCTCTCAGCTTGCCCCGGTCGCTCCCATGACTCTCTCCCATGGTTGAGCACTGGGGCAAAGCTTCGCGTGCAGTGTGGTGACTATTGGCGTGGTCATCGGGGACTTAAAGCGCCCCTAGCCTGCGAGGGTGCCGGTTCGATTCCGGATCACGTGAAGCGCATTGATACGTAGCTCAACGGGTAGAGCACCGGATTGTTAATCCGGGGGTTGCAGGTTCGAATCCTGCCGTATCAGCTGGTGCGGAAAGTAGGCCCTGACCGGTCGATGATATGCACCCTGGGCGAAAGCGGCTCCCAACTGGTGCACTAGTCATGCATGCAGCGGAGCCCCAAGTAGCCCTTAACCGCTGATGGTGGAACGGTAGACACGCTGCGCTTAGAACGCAGTGCCTTACGGCGTGGGGGTCCGAATCCCTCTCAGCGGACGGAGCGCGAGACGCAAGCGGGGCATACACTCCCCGGCCGGTAACGGTTCTCGCGCAAGTGGATATGGCTCAGCTTGGACTAGAGCGCTCGGTTTGGGACCGAGAGGGCGCAGGTTCGAATCCTGCTATCCGCACCTACTGAAATGAGTAGGGCCCCGGTCGAGTGACCAGGGCCCAGTTTGCTAGCGGACGATCCATCTGCCGGTTGTCTTGTCGGCGTCTACGCTGCCCGATGCGGTGGCGATGCTGCTGTGTCCTCGCGCTGTGATGGGCATGGGCTGTTCGCCTGCCGCCTCAAGCGCGTTCAGGATGGCAGCTAGGGCGGCTAGAAGCTGTTCGTTGGTGTCCATGAGCGGGAGGCTAGCGCACCATGGCTAGACGCGCAATGAGCGTGTGCTCGACCCCGGGCTGTCCTGCGCTTACCGAGGGTGGGCGCTGTAAGGGCTGTCAGGAGCGTGCCCAGGTACTCAGGCGCGCGTCTAGGCGTAACCCCTATGACAGTGCATGGCGACGTACCAGGCTGGCCTACCTGCGAGCCAATCCCTACTGCGAGTGCGCTGACTGTATGGCGCTATCTCCCATGCTTAGACCATTGGCCACTGAGGTGAACCATGTTGATGGGCTCGGGCCTCTCGGTCCACGTGGTCATGACTGGACGAACCTACAGTCAATGACTAAGGCGCACCACTCTCGCATCACAGCACGCGAGCAACCTGGTGGCTGGAATGATCGTGATGCTTGATGTCTTTGATGTCCGTTTTGGTTGAAGTCTTTGTTGCCCTCAATGTCCGATTTGGTTCATGTCTTCAATGTCCGAATTGACCTAGTGTCCATCATGTCCGTTTTGGGTGGGGATGGGTTAATTTGACCATGGGGACATCGAACGCGGGGGAGGGCGCTAAAAAGTCCGCCCGGTTCAAAGAACTTGATCAGTTACCCAAAGTGACTAAGGAGGTGACCCAACGTGGCTAGAGGCGGTGCACGTCCACACTCCGGCCCGGTGCCGACGAGTAAGGACCGGAGCCACAAGGCAAAGGCCGATCGCGCCGATTGGGTCACCCTTCCCGCTGAGGGTCGGGACGGCGCACTACCAGCGTTCCCGCTGATTGATCCCAGCGAGCGTGAGTATGACGTCTGGGAACGGCTGTGGGAGACGCCGCAGGCCGTGCAGTGGGAGGTTATGGGCCTTGAGTTTGAGGTCGCCGCGTATGTGCGTCTGCTCGCGCGCGCGGAGCTTCCTAAGTCGTCCTCGCTGATCTGGTCTCAGGTGAAGATGCACGGCGAGTCGCTGGGCCTCACCGCTAACGGGATGCTGCGTAACAAGTGGGTCGTTGGTTCCGGCGGGCTAGATGCCGCTGGGGATGACGCTGCCCCGGTTGCCGGTATCACCTCAATCGCTGACCGGTTGAAGGTGTCCCGTGGTTAACCTGGTGGACGCCGAGCGGGTCATGCTCGTAACGCTGGAATGGATCCAGCAACACGCCGTTATCCCCGATGGATTCCGCCAGGGTGAGCCTTTCGAGTTGCTCGACTGGCAGGTTGAGGTAGCGGCCAACTTCTACACGGTCCGGCCTACCGCCGAATTGGGTCAGCGCTCCGCCGCGTACATCTACCGGCGTGGGCAGGTGGTCATGCCGCAGAAAAGTGGTAAGGGCCCGTTCGCGGCGTCCATCGTGCTGGCGGAAGCTGCCGGGCCTACGGTGTTCGCCGGGTTCGCTGAGGGTGGCGAGTATTACCGCTGTGCCGAGCATGGGTGTCCGTGTGGCTGGCGCTATGACTACGCCCCGGATGAGCCTATGGCGTTGCCGCAACCCACTCCGCTGATTCAGCTACTAGCTACTTCGGAAGACCAGGTTGCCAACGTCTACCGGCCGCTTAAGGCGATGATCCGGCATGGCTCGCTGGGCGCTGTCATGAACGTCCGCGAGGGGTTCGTCAAGGTCGGCGAAGAGGGCCGAATAGACGTCGTCACATCGTCCGCGCAATCGCGCCTCGGTAACCCCATCACGTTCGCCATTCAGGATGAGACCGGCACGTATTCAGCGACGAACAAAATGATTAAGGTCGCCGAAACCATGCGCCGTGGTCTCGCCGGTATGTCCGGCCGATCGCTGGAAACGACGAACGCATGGGCGCCGGATGAAGTCTCTACAGCGCAACGCACCTTTGAGGGCAAAGCCGAGGACGTTTACAAGTTCTTTCCGCAGGCACCCCCGACGCTGAGTTACCGCAATAAGGCTGAACGCCGGAAGATTCACCGCGCTGTGTACGCCGGTTGTGAGCACATCGACCTAGATGCCATTGAGGCGGAGGCGGCGGAGCTACTTGAGACGGACCCCGGGCAGGCTGAGCGGTTCTTCGGTAACCGGGTGGTCGCCGGTCACGGCTCTTGGATTGAGGCGTCTCACTGGCTCTCGCGCGCGAGCGATCGCGAGCTACCTAAGCCATCCACGTACAAGCTGCTACGCGTTCCGATCGTGCTCGGGTTCGATGGTTCGGACTCCGATGACTGGACGGGCATTCGCGCTGAGACCCTGGAGGGTTTCCAGTTCACCCCGTCCTACGGACCTAGCAACCGGCTAACGGTATGGGATCCGGCGGAGTGGGGAGGGCAGGTTCCGCGTCTGGAAGTCGACGCAGCGGTTAGCGAGCTGTTCGCCAAGTATGACGTCAAGCTCATGTATTGCGATCCGCCGTATTGGGAGACGGAAGTTGACCAGTGGGCGGAGCGGTACGGCGAGCGTCGCATTATTCGCTGGCATACGCGCCGACCGGTTCAGATGCACGCTGCGGCGGAGCGTCTCAAGACGGACGTCATTAAGAAGGATTCCAACTTTACGCACGACGGCTGTAAGCAGACTGAGCGCCACATGTTCAACGCGCGTATGGCTGCTCGGCCGTCAGATCGCTACGTGCTCACTAAGCCTGAGCACCGCCGAAAGATTGACCTAGCAGTGGTCAGCGTCCTCGCGCATGAAGCGCGTTCGGATGCGGTCGCCGCTGGTCTCCTGAAAAAGAAACCGCTGTATATGGCTGCTTGAGTGTGGCCAGGGAAGAGGAACCCTTGGCCACTTATGACGAGGCGCTATCGCTAGTCGGCTCGCTGGAAAGCGAGCTAATGAACCGGCGTCCGACCATTCAGCGAAACAAGGACTACTACCGGGGCGAGCAGAAACTCACGTTCGCGTCTGAGCAGTTCGCCAAGTTTCACGGTGACCGGTACAAGAATTTCTCTGACAACTGGGTACAGGTCACGTCGGATTCGCCGGTTGAACGCCTGACGGTTAATGGCATTCAGCCGGTGGGGGCAACTGAGGCGGACGATGAATCCTGGCGGGTCTGGCAGCGCAACGGGCTGGACGCTGATTCGCAGCTTGGTTTCCTTGGCGCTGTGAATTCGGGCCGGTCCTTCGTCCTGGTGTGGGGCAACCCGGAGGACGAGGAAACGCCGGAAGTTACCTTCGAGGATGCCTCGGATTGCATCATTGCGTACGAGCCTGGTAGTCGCAGGCGCAGGCGTGCGGCATTGAAGCTGTGGGAGGACGGGAACGAGACTTACGCGTTCCTGTACCTACCGGATGAGGTTTGGAAGTTCCGGCAAGCGACCATTAGCCCACTGGACGGCAAGACGCCGCAGATGAAGGCGGTCGATGAAGAGTTCAAGCTGTGGGACATACTCGACGTAGACGGCGAGCCTAACCCGCAGCCGAACCCCATGGGCGTTGTCCCGATGGTGGAACTGCCCAACCGGCCCATGCTCGCCGAGGATCCCATATCGGATGTGTCCGGCGTGGTCGCGATGCAGGATGCGGTAAACCTCCTGTGGGCCCAGTTGTTCACGGCCGCTGACTATGCGTCGTTCCCGCAGCGAATCGTCCTCGGCGCCGAAGTGCCGGAAGTCCCGATTCTGGATTCGGCGGGGCAGATCGTTGGTTCGCGCCCGGTCGACCTTGAGCGCTTTGCCGTTGACCGAGTGATGTTCTTCACCGGTGACGACGTCAAGGTTACCGAGTGGACAGCGGCAAACCTTGAGGCGTACAGCAGCATCATTGAGGTAGCCGTGGGCCACATTGCCGCGCAGACGCGCACGCCCCAGCACTACCTTTCCGGCAAGATGACGAACATTAGTGGCGATGCACTACTCGCTGCGGAAACCGGCCTGGTTAAGCGGGTCGAGGAAAAGCAGATTTGGTTTGGGCAGGCACTACGCGAAATGTTCCGCCTGGTTGCGCTTGCGCAGGGCAATGACGCTAAGGCAGACGCTATCGCTGGTGGTCGCGTTCTCTGGGCCGATGCCGAATCGCGCAGCCATTCCCAGCTCGCCGATGCTCTGCTCAAGCTCAAGCAGATCGGATTCCCCTTCGAGTGGATCGCGCTCAAGTACGGGCTAACCCCGACTGAGATCGTCGACATGCTCAAGATGCGGGAGCGGGAGGCCCAGCTAGATCCCATCGCGGCAGCTACTGCGCTGATGACGCACGCCCCGCAGGCACCTACTGAAATGAGTACGTGATGTCAGCCACCCCGCTAGCCGTTGCTCACCAGGTTGCCCGTGGTGCGCTGGCTAGTCGGGTGGCTCGCTTGACTGCCCGGTTTTGGTCCCGGGTCGACGAGAACAACATTGTTGACTCGTGGGCCCGGATGGTGCCGGTTGTCGCCGAGCTGATCGCCGATGGTCAGTACGAGGCAGCGCTAGCGGCGGATCCGTTCCTAGCGCAGGTGCTCGGGGATATCGACAGCGAGGGGAGCATCGCCCCTGAGATGTTCGCCGGTATTGCCGCTGATGGTCGCCCGCTACCGAACCTGTTGATGTATCCGGCGTGGACGGCCGTGAATGCGCTGACTCGCGGCATGTCGCTGGTCTACGCGCTGGCGTCCGGGCAGGCGTTCTTGGATCTCTTGGTGCGTACGCAGATAGCCGACATCGGCCGTCAGGCGGACCTTACGGGGATGATCGCCCGCCCTGCTGTCACGTCCTACATTCGCGTTGTTGAGTCCCCGGCGTGTTCGCGCTGCATCCTCCTGGCGGGGGTCGAGTACGGCATCAGTGAAGCCTTTCAGCGGCACCCGCGCTGTGATTGCACTATGGAGCCGGTGACCAAGTTTCACCGGCCTAAGCCTGCGTCACCAGAGGCCATGTTCGCTGAGATGTCCACAGCGGAGCGGATCTCGACGTTCGGTGAGGCCGGGGCGGAAGCGATTGCCAACGGCGCCGACATAGGCCAGGTGGTCAACGCGCGCCGGGGGATGGGCACGGCTACGGCGTACGGTCACAAGGTTCAGGCCACGACTGAGGGTACAACTCGACGCGGTATCGCTGGCAGGCGCCTACGGGATTTCGAAAAGGTCCCAGGGAAGCGTTACGAGATTTCCCGCACGCCTCGGCTTATGCCCGAAGAAATCATGAAGCTAGCCGAGAACGACCATGACCTACAGATCAGGTTGTTGAAAAAGCACGGCTACATCGTCTGAGGCGCAACGCCCGGACTTAACCACACCCCCGCAATGGAGGCGCTTTAGCATGCCCGAAAACATCGACGTGACCACGGACGAC